GTAGTATCAAAGCTTCAGACCTTACACCACTTGATGAAGATAAGAGTAAGCGAATAATTGAAATGTCAAGAGGTGTTTATGTCAGGTTCGGTACGTATGGTGAACCAAGTCTTATTCCTATTGGATTAGTCAGGAACATTGCCGATGTTGCCAAGAGTTGGACGGGTTACACACACCAATGGGAAAAAGATTGGTCGCAACCTTTCAAAGACTACTTCATGGCAAGTAGACACGAAACAGACAGCGTTAATGGTTGGCGATCATTCCAAGCATTATCTGTAAGCAAGATGAGGGAATCATTCGGAGTCGGATGCCCAGCATCTAAGGAGGGTGGATACAAAAGTAACTGCGCTACGTGTGGGCTTTGTAGCGGTCTGCTCGGTAAGGGGAAAAAGGACGTTAAAATAATTGTACACTAATCAATAAATAAAAACAAAATGAGAAAAACAACATTCAAGTACGAAACAACGGACAGTAATGGTAAGGTACGCGAACACGTACTGAACGAAAGATATGGTCTGAAACGACCACAATGCACAAGCGAATGGGCATTACTTAGAGGTATGCTGAACGGTCAAATTAAAATTGACCATGAACTTAAAGTAACATCAATATCTTGGGATAACAATAAATAAAACGATCATGACAACTGAAACAATTGAAAACGGACGTAGCTTCTCAGGGGATGTTTACCGAGAAGAAGCTCCTGAAGTAGTGCTAATTGACCAACTGGAGTGCGAGCATATAGACTTCAGGCTTATAAAGAAAGACCTTAATAAAGACTTCAAGTTCTGTAGCCATAGAGTATTGGTAGAGTATTTAAGTAACCTAAATGATAACTATTAAAAGACAGGAACAATGAAAAAGAAAATTGATTTGAGAAAAATATGTGCTGAGTCTGATATGATATGCGCCTACATGAAGATAGGATACCGACCTATTGACGATTGGAACGAACTAATGCCAATTGTTCAGTTGGTAGCGGATGAGATACTTGGACTGCATGATGGAAGCTATTGCGATGCTGATACACTATATGAACATGGCTTTGTTAATCTTCTATACAAAGATGTTCCATACGTCAGGAACATTGTCTGTAAAACCATAGACTGGTTGCGAAATCAGAACAGAACAGTAGTGCATGGATGTCTGTACCAATTAACAGTTGAGAATCTTTGTAAACATAAAGAGTTAAGGGATGCGCTTGCCAATGATCAGATACACCATGCAGTTGATGATGCATATGTTTGGATATCAGATGGTGGTGAAAGTCCGATGGTGTTCAGTTTCGTGAAAGATGTATGGGTAAGTAATGGAAATGTAGTTAATGGTTACTCTGCCGATTTCTGTAATGAGATCATCAAAGAGATTTCAATACTTGAAATGATCAGAGAACTCTATGAATATGCAGGTGAAAAAGTTGAACCTAAAGTAGTTAAGAACTATTTAATTGAACAATGAGAAAAGCAAGCGTAGACGTACAGAAATCCAAAGGCAAGTACCAAGTATTCCGAGTGAACTTCGGTGGAAAGAAGCATTATGAAAACTGGTGCAATATGGTTGAAACAAAATGGGGTTACAAAATTATTGGCGTAAGGTTCGATGATGGAAACCCAGGGCTGGATAATTGGTAATTGTCAGGTAGATGACAATTTAGAGTCAGGAACAATATAATTTTACGGACATGAGAGATACGATAATACTTGCGATGTATTTGGTGGTACTTAAAACACTTGATCTTATTGATAAGATAAGAAGAGATGATAGTGATTGAGGTTGTGAAGGCAGGAACGTTGTTCTTTTTGGCTGTGTTCCTGCCGACAATTACAATTTACACCATTATCAAGTGGTTGTATATGACTATATTGCAGATTAATTTAAAACGAAAACTGAAAAGGTAACGATTCGCGGATAAGGCGAGTCGTGGCGCAGCCTCGACAAGTAGCCTTTGAAGCGCCACTATTCGCTTTATGCCTTGTTGGAGCATGTGAACTATATGGAGTATAAAGTCAACTAAATACCAATAACATCGGATGTGGCGGTTCATCCGCGAATCGTTGCAGCAAATTAAGAACAGAGAAAACAAATTGTAATCATTATGAAAACTTACAAATTATCTGGATGGGCTGATGACATCCCATGCGTTGTGGAAATAAGAGCGGCAAGTAAAGAACAAGCTATCAGTTTAGCAGAATCTATGTATGACATGGAGGTGCTTGGCTGTGAAGAGTTTGACGAATGATTACCTTTTGTGACTGTTCGACCGTAGGTAATTTGCTGCAACGTTGCTGCTAAAAACTGAACCGCAAGCACTACATATCAAATCACAACCGTACACGTCCAGCGGTTTTGATTTTAGCAATTGTTGGGCGTAGTTAATTTGATTGAAATGACAAAGAAAAACAACGATTGCATCTGCCAAGAGTTAAGTTGGCACAAAACAGGTTTAGAAATTGGATATGAAACAGAATGTAAGAACAAAGCAAAATTTCTCGTTACGCACAATAATCCGATTAGAAAGCATTTACCGAAAATTGAAAAAGTCGTATGTGGAACTCACGTAAAGTATTACAGAAGAAACCCGTTAGGTATATTTGATAACCTTAACCTCGTTATTGAACCTATTGACAGCGATGGTTAATTACGCCCAACGATTCGCGGATAAGGCGAGTTTGGTGCATCGGTGAGGAACGAACCATGCTAGCCAAACGTAAAGCCTTAGATGCACCACATTCGACTTATGCCCTGTTTGGGAGAGTTGAACTACGTGGAATGATTAGCGCACGATGTGCCAGTTGCTATGGTGGTGCATATCCGCAAATCATTGAGGCAAATTGAATGTTTTGGGAATTTGAAACACATATATGATGAAATCAGAAAGACAGATTAGAGATGCTTTAACAGCTGAACTCCGAAAAAGGAAAGAAAATACATCCTTTTGGAGTAGCTTGAAAGAACCAGATGAACTTAGGTTTTATTCTGAGTTCAGAGAAAAAGATGAACATTTGAGAGGATGTATTGATGCTCTTAAATGGGTTTTAAATGAAGAAACATGACCGTAGGCAATTATCGACCAACGGTTTGGCTAAAAATTGAAGCACAACAACCGAAACGAAAATTGAAATAATAACCTGACTTGGGCTTTTGATTTTAGCCCTTGTTGTAAAACGTAAATGTGATGAAATCAAATGATTACAGAGAAGAAATATCAATAACGGATGGTGGTGATATGGATAATTATGACGTTGTTCAAGCATATAAAACGTTTAGACATAAGGATTATTGTTGTCCATTTTGTTCTCATGGAGAGACTATTAAACTAAAGATACATCATCATCCAAGAGACACTACAGCTGGTCAGACATACACTACTTATTTGGAGTGTAGTGAGGAATGTATGAAGTATGGTTTAACTACCTATATTGGAATAAGAGGGTACGATGAAAATCAATATCGGGAGCTTAGAAAAAAGATTGAGAATGAAGCGATTGAAGCTTTTTCAAAATTAATTGACAAAACCAAAGACATGACGCACACAGATTTCATTATGGTGTGATTATGTTTTACAACGGTTTGGCTAAACCATCGTTTTAATGTGGTTTTATCTGTTGTTGTGTGTAGTGCGGATTATCAACAAATAAAATTTAATTGAAATGAAAGGGTATGTAATAGCGGTTAGACAAGTGGGTGCACCAGTAGGAATACTAAAAAAGGAAAACAAAGTGCTTTTATTTAGCGCAAAAGGAAAGGCAAGGAAGTACGCAAGAGAAGAGAAAGTAGAAACGACAATGATATACAATCACATAGCAACAACTTTTAACCCAATAACAGTAATATGAGAAAATACATAGCATACTACAGGGTATCAACACGCAAGCAGGGTGATTCTGGTCTTGGTCTTGATGCTCAGAAGAGGATGGTTCTTGGACATGTCAGGAACGATGTCATACTTGAAGAGTTCACTGAGGTTGAATCTGGTACAAGCAAAGGCAAACGACCTATACTTCAAAAGGCAATTCAAAGATGCCAGGATGAAGGTGCTACTCTTGTAATAGCCAAGATAGACCGACTGTCTCGTAACGTACATTTCGTTTCAAGCCTCTATCAGTCAGGCGTTGACTTCGTGTGTTGCGATATGCCACACGCCAATAAGTTGACCATACATCTCTTTGCGGCAGTGGCAGAGCATGAGGCTGACATCATATCTGAACGTAACAAGGCCGCTGCTCAGTCCATCAAGAAGATTATTGAGCGTGATGGGTTTTACATATCCAAGGCTGGCAACAAGATAACCAAGCTTGGTGGGTGTGACAATCCTAATACCGCTCCTGCCAACAAAGCATGGAAGGAGAAAGCCCGTAATAACAGAAACAAGAATGTTGCAAGACCATTTGCTCAGGAGTTACGCAGACAAGGGCTTGGATACTGCACTATAGCCATGAGGCTTAATGAAGCAGGTTACAAAACATCAAGAGGAAAGTTCTATTACAAAACAAGTGTACAAAGATTACTTCAGGAACAATGAAACACGAAACAACATGGAAAGACGATATCAAGGATGTAATAAAAGGAACAGTAGTTTCAATCATTTACGGATGTTTGCTGGCACTTTTATGAACCCAAGAGTGTGGTATTGGTATTGGAGGAACACATCATTCAGATATGTTGTAATGACCCCATACTTTTTATTCGTATTATTTTTAACATTCTACATCATAAAGAGATGAACAAGGAAAGCAGAGATAGTTTTGAGTTCTGGTTCTATGTGATATACATAGGCGGACAGGTGATACCGATCATTTACTACATGTTAATATACTGAAATGGTAAGAGAAAGAGATCTGAAGGAAATGGGATTCAATAGAGAATACCCTCTGTACAGAATGGGAGACATTACGCTTTATGCGTATGATGATGATGACAGGCTCGATGTCTACTACATGATAGGAAATTTTCCTCACGACAATTCAATAAGAGTAAGAACAGTAGAACAACTAAAACAACTGATAGATGAAAGGAGAGGTTAAATTGATAGTAAGGGTGGCTGAAGACCATCCTGACGCTGAGATATTCAAGCGTCTCGGTAATAAGGTTACACTGGAGCTGGATGATTATGATCATGCATTTGAGTTTACGATGACAATGCTTAACTTGCGAGGCTCTGAAATGTTTGAACACGGAGACCTGATGTTCTACAACAACGGAATACTAATAGAAATAGACAGATGAAGAAGGAAGAAAAACAAGCAATAATTGATATACTCAATCAGTGGAGGGATATGATAGGAGTTGATGGCAGGAACGTTGACGTACTGATAGACAGAGTTAATCAGATATACATTCCAGAGCCAATAGACATACAAGAGGTAGATGTTATCAAGGCAGACATAGCAAACATGTGTGATCAGATCAAGTATGATGTCAAGCAGAATAAAGTACGTGGCGTTGATAATACAACAAAAAGAATGGCAATCTACAAGGCTTCTGAGATAAAGTATGGCAGAACGTCAAGTATGGAGTGTGCGGTTAAAGAGTTCTTCGATAAGGACAGGACAACACTACTGCATTGGAGAAATAAATCAGATGACCTTATTGATATAAAAGACCCTATGTTTGTAACGTATGTTAATCAGTTAATTTAAAAGTGTACTTAATTCAAGAAAAATAAAAATGGAAAAGAAATTCAAAAATCACGGAACTCTCAATGGTCTAAATAAAGACCAGTACAGAGAGTTTAACAGACAACAAGAACTTCACACGAAAGCGCGTAAAGAAAATCCTGACCAACATAAGTCAAGGTCATGGAACTCGGCTCGATGTTGGTCACATTATCAATGCAGTTGCGGTTTTGGATTTGACGTAGATTCAAGCGATTAAAGGAAAGAAAAATGAGACCAACACTACATGATTACGTTATTGACGTTTACGATAAGACAGACACTACACTTGAAAGCCTTGCTACTGCATTAGATTACGTTAATGACTTTGCCAAACTGACCAACCGCGCACCGAAGTTAGGAGACTTTGTTTCGTGTGATGAAGATGGGAATGTTTTGGAGAAACCTGACACACATTTATTGAACCATTTTACAGCAGTTGCAATGCAAAATGAATACCAAGCAGCACTTGACAGAGTGATATTCGATGGTGATTGGGAGGTTGTTGACAAAGATAAAGATTGGATTCAAATCAGAAGTGAAAAGCTGAAGTTGCATATTGAATGGTCAGGTAATGAATGTGATGTTACAGTATGGGATTCCAATTGGAACACTTGCGATTATTTACCTGCTAACCGCATCGAAGACCTACCACGCGAAATCGAATTTAAAGAGGGTGTAGTGTAACACCGCAAAACGAAAACAAAATTTTAAATAACAAGGGATGAAAAAAACAGCTATGCAACTGATGATTGAATGGATGAATGATGTTTATTATCCTGCCATGTACGAAGATGCCATTGAGAAAGCAACCGAACTGCTCGAAACGGAACGGGAGCAGATTGAGGAGGCGCATTATGAAGGCGGTTATAACACCAATGGAAGCGCACACGAAGCAAAACAATACTACAAAGAGACGTACCAATGAAAACAGATTTAGAAATATTTGCTGATTTACCAGTATCTACTCAAGGAATGATTGTTATAGCATCTACTGTTTGTGTGGTTGCGTTTTTTTGGTTTTTAAGGGAATTTATAAAATTAAACAAATGAAAACACGAGAACAAGCAGAAGATAGAGCGTTAGAACTCTTTCCAATTCATGAAGAGTTTGACGTTGACAGATTGAAACCACTCAGAGATGCATACTTGCAAGGCTGGGAAGAAGCTCAAAAGGACAAACAGA